CGTCGACGGCGCGTGCCAGGTCTTCGATGGCCTGCGGCACGTCCGCCGGGTCCGTGGGGACGCTGTACGGATACCCGCGCGCAGTGGTGAGCGGCATCAGACAGGATCTTCGGAGCTCGAGGTGTCGGAGCTCGAGGTGTCGGAGCTCGAGGTGTCGGAGCTCGAGGTGTCGGAGCTCGAGGTGTCGGAGCTCGAGGTATCGGAGCTCGAGGTGTCGGAGCTCGAGGTATCGGAGCTCGAGGTGTTCGGGCCCTCCACGATCGGTCCCGGCTCGGGCTCCGGTTCCGGGTCGGGTACAGGGTCAGGATCGGGGCTCGGCGCTTCCGGGCCCACGGGTATCGGCGGGTCCACGCCCGGATCGGGCTCGGGGTCCGGTACGTAGACGGGCGGGTCGGCCGGCTCGGGCGTCCATCCGGGCGGGTACGTCATGTCAGGATCCCCCTGCGTTGTTGCTGACCTTGATTGCGGACATGTGCTTGGACGAGATGGTCCGGGCGCCTGCACTGTTCTGCCACAGGTCCATACGGATGTTGTCGTTGCCGACGCCGTCGTTGTAGTGGAGCGACGTCACGGACACCCAGGAGTCCATGGTCGCACCGCCCCGGACCGTGACGCGGGCGAGCGTCGGTATGTACCCCTTGTTCGAGTTGAGGCTCAGCTGGACTGTGAACGTACTGCCCGATCCCGGGGCTGTCAGGCTGATGTATCCCGTCACGAGGTACACGCCCTGCTGGGTGAGCGTCACCCCGCCCGACGCGGCCAGGTTCGGCGTGATCCCGTTCGCGTAGTCGGTGAAGCCGCCGGCGAACGACATCGCCGTGGTGGCCGACGCCGAAACGGACTGCGCGGTGAGCGTGTAGACGTGCGCGGACGGGCGTTGGTACGCCCCGGCGATAGCTGACTCCAGAGCGCCGACGTCCGTGCTCATGTCCTCTGCGAGCGTCTGGATCTGCGCCGGGAAATTCATCGTCGGCGCCTGGTACAGCGGGTATTCGTACCCGCGGTTGGGGGTTGTGTTGGGCATTATCCGAACCGCCTCACGGTAGCGAAATCCCAGAACATCGTCTGACCTGCTGCAAGGACGGAGCGCAGGGAGAGGCGCAGCACTCCGGACACCGGGGCCACGACCGTTCCGGCGAGCGGGGTCCACGGCGGTACGGGCAGGACGTCCACGGCTGTGGCCACCAGGATGTCAGGGTCCGTCACGGTGGGGTACAGATCCGTATCGGAGTCGAACCAGGACGCGAGGATGGACGCATCGGCATCTTGCGCTACGCCCTCCTCGTACTCCGCTCCGGCGAACGCGCTCAGTTGGTACCGCTCGCCGGCCACGACGTCCACGGGGGAGGAGTAGAGCAGACTGGTTGCCGGAGCGGTAACGGCCTGAACCGTGGCCACCGTGTCCCCGGTCACCGCGAAGTTAACGCTTTCCACGGTGGCGCTGCTGGACCCGGAGACGTCGTACAGCGTCCACGAAACGGGGGGCGCCCCGGGGCCGCTGTCTTCGAAGGACCCATTGAGGATCAGGTTTCCGGACGCGCCGAGCACGGTCCCGAATACCGTCCAGCTGGAGTCCTGGCGCCCTACGGCCACGAGGGACCCGGCCGGCGGGATGGACGCCGAGGGATCGTCGATCCCCACGGGGACGATGACAGACGCGGTGAAGGTTGAGGCTCCCACCAGTACGACGACCGTGGACCCGGACGCCTCCACCACGGTGCCCGTACGTATCTGCGCCCATGGTCCGTCCTGTGCCGCCAAGATGACGGCGGACCCGTTCACAGACGTACCGTCTGCGTGGCCCATATGCGCACGGCGTAGGTGTAGCTGGCCGCCCCGGCGCCGATCCGGCACGAAACGCTCAGTGCTCCGCCCCCGACCGGGGCGAATATCTCCGCGTTGTGGTGCGCTGCTTGCAGGTTGGACGCGCCGATCATGGCCTGAGTGGAGTACGACGTCACGCGCGTACCGTCCAGCGTGAAGCAGAGGCGCAGCCCCAGGAACGTGGCTGTGGTGAACTCGGCGTAGGCCCCGACGCTGTACCACCCCGGTTCGGCGAGACGGAGATAGCCCTCTGACGTAGGCGTCATGGTGTTTCCGACCGTGGTATCGATGGTCCGGCCGTTGAAGAACGGAACCACCTCCCCGACGTCGGTTCCCGCCAGGGCGAGACTCATGTTCATGCGCGCGGAGTCCGGCAGCACCACGGCGTCGTTCGCACGGTTGTAGACCCCCTGCACGTCGGTGTCCACCGCGGCGGCCAGGTTCCGCAGCTGCGCGATGTCCGCCGCGTCCTTCGTGAGGGGAGGATCGCACTCGGGGTACGGATACCCGCGCTCCGGCGTGGACTTCATCAGGCCCCTACCCCCTCGGGGCGTACGGCGCCCCGTCCGGTCAGCGTCATGACAGCGCCTGCGCCGAGCGGGTACGTGACGCCGTCAAGTATCTGGTCTGCCATGCGTCCACGGTATCCGAGCCGTACGGTGTCCCCAGGCTCGATGGACTGATCAGCGACCACGGATGCGGTCCACTGCTGTGTCAGGGCGACCGAGGCGCGCAGCTGCGTTTCTGCCAGGAGCGTTGCCTCCGCCTGCGACTGCGGCGTCTGAACCTTGATCACCTGCGTGATCTTGCCGAACTTCCCGCCCCACCGGGCTGCGGAAGACAGGTCGTTGTCGCGGCGCACCACGCGTACCGGGTCGGTACCGTCCAGCCTCTCCGATACGACGACGACGGAGTTTGCGGCGCCGTCCCGCGTCTGCTGGATCTGACTTCGGGACATGAGTCCCTTCGGTCCCTCCATGAACTCCTGGACCGGCGCGGTCTGCGCGTAGTCGAAGGGGCGCACCACGAACGATCCGTCGCCGAGTGCATACCACCGGCACCCGATCGCTTCGGCCAGGTCGTCCAGTGCCTTGCCACGGTCTTCGTCCCACACCAGAGCGGGGACGCGCTGTCCGGAATCGTCGATCTCGCCGAAAACCGCCTGAGGGACGGCGTCCGAAATCAGCCGCATGATTTCGGACACGTACGTGGCGAACTTGCTCCGGCTGGAGGGCATCGGTTGCTCGAACCGTGCGGCCACGACGTCCGCGGCCAGGTCATCCGCGCGGAACGTGACCGAGCCGCTTTCCTCCAGCGTGGACGCGTAGACCCGGCCGGTGAAGAGCGGGAACGTGATCTCCTGGCCGTTGCCCAACGCGATTCCGGACCGGATCCGTACGACGCCGAGGTACGGGGAGAACGGATCTGTGGGGAGATCCGGGTACCAGGGCTCCGGCAGCGTGAACGTAGCGCTTCTGGTCACCCGGTTGGTGAGCGAGGCGCGCACGCTGCCGCCGAGCACGGGGACGTCGGCCACCAATACGTTGCCGTCGATGTCCGTGGCCGTGATGTACGAGACGCGGCGGTGCGGTCCGTGCAGTGCAGGCCGGTACTCGGGCGGGGCGGCCAGCACTAGCTAACCCCCATCCAAAAAGCTGTCCCGGACAGGGTGCGGGAGCTCATGACGACGGACGCGGGCATGGACGTCTGCCCGGTGGGCCCGGTCGTCCAGCGTGCATTGGCCGGCGTCATGCCGTGGTTGACCACGTCAGCGGCCAAAGGTGTGGATACGGTGCGGAAGATCGTCGGCGGAGTCGTCCCGTTCGCGAGGAGCGCGAGGTAGTAGAGCCCGGCCGCGGCGGCGTACGGGGACGTGAACGCCATGTTCTTCTCACCCGTGGTGGCCCACGCGGCGCTCTGGTCGGCCGTGACAGCGACGCGCGTTCCTGCCGCCGAGTAGAGGGCGGCGAAGTTCTGACCGGCCGTGAGCGTGGCCCCTGCGGCGAACACGGACACAGTGAGGGTGGACAGGGTGGCTGCGTTCGGCAGCGTCACCTGCACCATGGTCACCGTGCCCGCCGTGAGGGCGGAGCTGGAGGCGGCCAGCTCGGGCGCGTAGGGAATCGCCTTGAACCCGGTCTGCGACGCGGAAGCCCCGGCCGCCTCCAGATTGGAGATCCGGGAGTCCTGGCCCCGGAATCCGTCGTTGACCTTGGATCCCCACGAAAGGGAGCCGATGACTATGTCTGTCCACGCCATGATCTATCCTCCGTCGCCGAACGGGCCGTCTCCGAAGCCGCCCATGCCGAATCCGTCTGTCTCGGGCGGGGCGTCCGGGCACAGCACGCTGCCGTCTGCCATGTCCATCCACGTCGCCGGGTAGTTCGTGAGATCGGCGAACGTGGGGAAAGCCGCCTTGACGTCGCACCAATTGTTGCAGTCGGTCCCCTGGATCGGGCCGAACGGCTGGTCAACCACGGTGAAGGGAACGTCCCACACCCGTTCCGGGCGGCGTTGGTCCCGCGACGCGTGGCCCATCTGAACGGTGCCCGGCTGGACGAACTGGTCGTGCCAGCCGTAGGTGTCGGGGGTGCGGAGCAGCAGCGCTCCGCCGGCGGTAAACAGATCATAAACGCGGTCGATCGCGTCCAGTGTGGTGGTGAAGAACCGGAGCGACCCGGACGCGTATTTCCGGCGCGCGTAGACGTCGGCCGGGTGCTCGGCGTTCAGAACGTCGAAGAGTCCGGCGTCGGCCTCCAGGTCCAGGGTGTCCGTGAAACCGCCCCAGATGAACGCGGGGGCGGGGTCGGGGCATCCTGGGCGGTGGTTCCCGGACCCGGCCGGGCACGTGTCCATGCTCAGGTCCGCCCACGGCCGCATGGGGTCGGTAAGCCACGTCCGCCCTTCGGCCGGCAGGACGTGTGGCCCGCCCCACCCCGTAGCGGCGCCCGAGCTCCCGACGAATCGATAGTAAACGCCGGTTCCGATCGGGGCCGTGGTGTCGAACCACACGGCCCGGCCGTCCGGCGTGGTGCCGAGAATCCGTTCGTTCGTACCCACCTGCAAGATGTCGCCGTCCAGACCGATGCGCCGGAAAACGTTGTAGGTGGTGCTGGAGGTGCCGCTCCAGTCGATGCGGAAACTCACGTAGGGGCCTGCGTGCTGGACCATTACCGCCTCACTCCCTGCGCCGTGCGTCTGCTGTCGTCGTCGCGCCGCTGGTCGATACGCGTGGTCACGTACTGGTCGACGGCTTCGTTTCCGATGCTCACGTAGACCACGGGCGAAACCATCGAGCGGGTGTTCCCCACCCCTACGCTGCGGGGGATCTCAGACGTGAGTCCGCCGAGCGTCGCCTTGACGTCCGGGATCCGGTCTTCGAATCCGTCCAGCAGCGACTGCATGATCAGGCGGCCGTTCTCGGTGAGGAGCTCCGCGTCACGCTCGGCCGGACCCTTCCAGTCGGGAATCATGGCGGTGACCCCCTGCAAAAGGTCCTGGATACGCCCGATCTGAGACGTGATGCCGTTAATAAATCCCTGCATGAGGGCGCGCCCGGCCGCGGTGAGCAGACCACCTATGTTGCCGATGCTCCCGACGATCCGGGACGGCATTCCAGCGAGGAACCCGATCATGCGGTCGATCCCGGCCTTGACGCCGTCCGCCAGCCGCTGCCCGGATTCCGCCGCTCTCCTGGTCATGGTGGCCACGAAGGACGACATGATTCCGCCCACTTCGGCGAGCATGTTCGCGAAAGCTTTGCCTACGGTCACCTTGGCATTGTCGGTCGCCTTGCCGAACTCGGCCAAAGCCCCGGCGCCGTCCCCCTGCAATACTTTCTTGAGACCCCGGATGACCGGGATGACGGTTCCGTCGATCATCTCCGCGAAGAACTTCAGGGATTCGATGAGCCCTTCCAGGAGCCCCAGGAGGATGGGCCCCAGGAGGTCCAGGAGTTCACCGACGATGACGGCGGACAGCTCGAAGAACTTGCCGATCAGCGGAGCCAGTTCGACCGCCAGGTCACCGAGGGCGGTCGACAGCTCCCGTAGCGAGGGCTCCAGTTCCTTGAGCATTTCGGCCAGCACCGGGAAGATCTCGTCCGCCATCTTTTCGAAAGCGGGCAGGATGATATCCAGGATCTCCGGGAGCTTTTCCAGGATCGGAACAAGCTGGGCACCGAGGTTTTCGGCAAGTTCCTTGATCACGGGGGCAAGATCCTTTATGATCTCACCCAGCGTTTCGAAGAGCGGGGTCAGCACCGGCAGCAGTGCGACGATGAGTTCACCGGCCAGGTCGATGACCGGGGAAAGCGCGATCACCAGTTCCTCAAAAGCTCCGGCCATGGCTTTCAAGGGCTCCCGGGACGCTTCCAGGATCTCCTCAAGCTGGGGTCCTAGCGTGTCGATCAGCTCCCGTGCGACAGGGGCCAGGATCTCGACCACTTCGGAGATGATGGACAGGGCCGTGGTGAGCAGCGGGGCGGCGTTCGTGGCCAGGGTGCTCATGGTCTCGGACAGCTCGGACAGCGCACTCTGGAACTGCTCCGTGCCGGTCACGTCTTCGAGAGTCTGGGTGATTTTCTCCAGCGTGCCGAACAGACCCTCTCCGTCCGTGCTGACGCCGGATATGAGATTCCGCAGGGTCCCGAACACGTTGCCCGCGATGCTCCCGAGCTGCTTGACCACGTCCACGGCGTCATTGATCGAGTCTTCCAGCTCCCCCGACTCGAACGCCCGGGTGAGATCTCTGCTCACGGCGTCCGCGACGCGCGCCACGGCGTCCGTGATCCGGTCGAACGCAGGGGCCGCGGCGGCGGACAGCTGCCCGAACGCCGTGGTGGCCTGGCCCGGGAGATCGACGAGATTCTCGAGCCCCGTGGTAGCACCGTCCAGCGCGCGCCCGAGCGTCCCGTTGGCTGCGAGTTCGGCGGCGGCGGCCACGGCCCCTTGAGCCATGTCGTTCAAGGTGTCGGCCGTACGCCCCATCGCGTCCTCAACCTGGGGCAGGGCGCTGCGGGCGAGCGTGCTGACGGAGTCGTCCAGATCCCGGAAGAGACGATCCTGCACATCGAGGCGCAGGCTGTCCCACGCGTCCCGCATCGACGCCAGTTCCTTGACGAACTTGCGCGCCTCGGGGGCCAGGTTCTCCATCGCCTTAGCCAGGTCTTCGGGCCGGGCCTCCGGGTCGAACGCGGCGGTTACGGCATCCGTCACGCCCATCATGCCGACCTTGAGCGTGACGGATGCCAGCTTCATGGCGAGCATCGCCTGTGTGCCCACGGCCGCGGCCGGGACGATGCTTTCCAGCGCCGCCACCACGCCGGCCAGGAGCGGCACAGCGGTGCCCGCCGCTGCTCCGGCGCCTGCAATCCCGGTGGCCACCGGAACGAGGGCTCCGGCCGCGCGCGTGGCCGTGCGCGTGACGCCGTCCAGCTCCGGGAGGAACATCCGCAGGGACCTCGTGGCGTCGTGGGTGTCGATGTCCACGTCGATGTCGATGTCATCGGCCATGCGCTCGGCGTCGTCGATGACGTGCGCCAGGTCGTCACTCACGGACGCGAGGGCCGACGGCCCGTTCAGTACGCCGTCGATGCGTACCGGGTCCTGATCGGCCCCGGACTGCGCACGCGCGATGACGTCCGACAGGTCCTCATTGAGCCGCGCCACCGTACGGGCCGTGTCCAGCACCGCGTCTATGTCGATGTCCGACGCGTTCGTGGTGGCCGACGCAACCACGCGGTCCAGATCCGCGGCCAGTGCGGTGAGCGACGCCTGAGAGTCCAGCGCCGCGTCTATGTCGATCGTGTCGGCGCCGTCTTCCGCCGTACGTACGATCCGGTCCAGATCCCGCGTCAGCTGCGGAAGCGTGTCCGACGCATCGACGATGAGATCGATCTCAGCCTGTGAAGCCACTGTTCACCGTCCTCATGTCTGGCCCGGGGCGTTCCGGGCGGCGTCCACCATGGCGGTGAAATCGTCCTCGCTCATCCACTCATCGTCCACGATTCCGGGCGGCGGGTCATCGATCTCAGCATCGATCTTGAATCGGTTCTTCTGGTCGGCGCCCTTCGTCAGCAGCGCGTACACCGTGCACGCGATTTCGGCGGCCGACCGTTGCCACGGGTCCACGCCGGACAGCAGCAGATGCCCCGTCAGGTCGTCGCGCCCCGCAGCGCTCAGGAGTTTGGCCGTCTTCCACCATCGGTACGGGGCGGCGGCGGCCAGGAGATCGTAGGAGCCCTGCTGCACGGCGCTCAGCTCCACGTCCCCTTCCAGCAGACCGGACAGGACCCGGTCCCCGGTCTCCTCATCGGTGAGCGCCACCAGGAGCGCCGTCGTACCGCCGCCGGCCAGCAGAGCATCTATCCACACCGCCGCCGGGGCGTACGGGACCTGAATCTCCCGGCCGGCCACACTGATGTACAGCGGGTCGCGTGAATAGGGGCTCCGCTCGGACATCAGGCGTCCAGCGCTTCCCGGGGCAGAGGCTCTTCCTCCGCCGCGCGCTGCGCTTTCGTGTACGCCTCCGTGGCTTCGACGATGGACGTCAGCAGCCCTGATACGGCGTCTCGGAAATCCACTTCGCCGTCCATGATCGCGCCGATCACCTCGGAGTACGTCTCCTCACCGAGCAACGCAGCGAGGGCGGAGAGCATGATGTCCGCCTTGCGGGATCCGCTCTTCAATGCCTGCGCCATCTTGAGCGCTGTCAGGTGCCTCGCTTCGAACGGGCGTGTCCGTATCACCCCGCCGTTGAATTCGATCTTGAGCCATGTCACGGGCTGCGCTGTGGTGTTGTCCATGTCACCCATGCTATCCGCCCCTGATGTCATAGCCCTTGCCCCCGGCGACTTCCCGGACCGCTTGATCCAAGAAGGGCCGGGGCTTCGTCCCCGGGTGCCAGACGGCTTTTGCGGACACCCACCGGCCGTTGATCTTGAACCGCAGCGTTGGCTTGTTCCGGGCCCGGATAGTGTGCGCTTTCGTACCGTCGTGCACCATCTGCGCGTACTCCACATCCGAGCCCACGGTGTAGACGCTGCGAAGCGTCAGGGTGCGCCGAGCCTCAATTCTGATCGACGCCCGGAGCCGCCCCGTGTCCACCGGTGCCAGCACCTTGGCCCGGTTCACCACCTGACGCGCCGTCGTCTCCAGCTCCCGGCGCGACGCTCCGCGCATCGTCCGGTGCAGCTGTGCGCGGTCGAGCCTTACGCGTGCCACGGGGTGCCTCACTCTCGATCAGCGGGGGAGCCGCGTCGGCGTCCCAGCGCACCAGGCCGGCGGCGCGCAA